GGTTGTAACACGCAAAAACCGTAACTACCACGGCTGGCGCTGCTACACGGGCCGGTGCTGAAACCGGCGGCGGCCTCATCGCGGCCATCGGCCGAATTACAGGCCTTTGGGGCGCGAGCGAGGTGGCAAAAACCACCGCGACTACTGCCGGTGCATTGGCACGAACCGGGGCCGAGGCGACCGCCGCCGCGACCATTGCCACCGCAGGCGCGGCCGAACGGGTTTCGGAGGTCGTTGGCCTTGCCCCTGTGGCCGCTGCCGGCGCCTATGCCGCGACAGCAGCTATCCCCTACGTTGGCCCAGAGCTGGCGCCTGTAGCTGCGGCTACAGCCGGCGCGGCGGTCGCCGCCATGGCCCCGGAGGCGGCTCTGGCGGTCGGAACGTCCTACGTCCCCCGCGATATGAACGCCCTCATTCACCAGGGCGAAATCGTGGTCCCGCGCTTTGAGTCCGACATGATCCGCGACGGGAGGGCTTCGCTTGGCGGGGCCGGCGGCGATGGCGGCGGCGGCGTGACCAATATCCATGTCCACCTGAACGCCCTGGATACGCAGTCCGGCGCGCAATTTGTCCAAACCCACGTCGCGACGATCGCGCGAGCCGTTGGGCAGCACTTTACCCGCAACCCGAGCAGCCGGCCGACGCACTGATGACCATTCCAGTTTTCCCGACGCTGGCCGGCCTTGAATGGCCGCTGATCCGCGCGCCGATCTGGAAAACGACCAAACAAGAAGCCGTGTCCGGCATGGAAATCCGGATCGGCACCTATACCTACCCGCGCTGGAAGTGGACGGCCTCGGTCTCGCTCCTGCAATCCGTTGCCGGGGTTGCCGATTTCCAAACAATGATCGGCTTCATGAACTCCCTGAACGGCGGGGCGCTGCCGTTCAAATATACCGACCCGGACGACCACGCGGTGACCGCTCAGGCGTTCGGCGCCGGGGATGGGGCCACAACCCAGTTCCAGCTTGTCAGGGCGTTCGGCGGCTTCGTAGAGCCGGTTTTCACGTTGAATGGCGCCCCGTCGATCTACATCGCCGGGAGCCTGAAAACGGTCACCACCGATTACACGATCAGCGCCACCGGGGTTGTCACCTTCACCTCGGCGCCGTCCGCAGCCGCCGCATTGACCTGGACCGGATCGTATTATTGGCTCTGCCGGTTCGACGATGATACCTACGAATTCTCGGCATTCGGCGCGAACCTGCAAAACACCGGGTTTCAATATTCCCTGTCGAAAATCTCCTTTACGAGCATCAAGCTATGAAGGCCGCGCTCTGGGAAGCGTCGTCCGGCGCGCTGCTGGCCCTGCTGTTCCCGGCGACCCGCGCCCCAGCGGCCGATTGCTTCGCCTATTTCGATCTCTACACGATCACATGCTCGGCCGGCCCCGTGTTGCGTTATACCACCTGCGACCGGGACGTAGGTTATGGCGGTACCGTCTGGTCCGGCCGCACCGTTCGGGTTGATCCCGCCGGCCAACGCACGGCCCTGTTCCACGCCAAGGTCGGCCTCGATGTCGATACCTGGCAGGCGTCGCTTTTCCCTCGGCCGCGTGACGAAGCCACGGGGGCGGCATACCCGGACATGATCGGCAGCACGCCATGGCTTGCCGCGGCTGCCGCTGGCGCCCTGGACGGCGCTCAGGTAACGGTTGACCGCGCCTACTTCGCTTTGCCCATGCCGGCGCTCCAGGTAGCCGCATTGACCCCGGTCGGCGTGCTGCGGTTGTTCGTTGGCGTCGCCGGAGAGGTTGACCTTGGCCGCTCAGGCGCCTCGATATCGGTCAACAGCCATTTGGAACTGCTGAACGTCCAGATGCCGCGAAATCTGTTCCAGGCACCGTGCGCTCATACCCTGTTCGACGCGGGATGCGGGCTGACGGCCGCGAGTTTTGCCGTATCAACGACATGCTCCAACGGGTCCACCCGGTATGTCCTGGTGTCGTCCGCCGCCGCGCCGGGCGGCTCCTCCGGCACGTTCACCCTCGGCCGCGTGGTGTTCACGTCCGGCCTGAACGACGGGTTTGCCCGCGCCGTTCGGGTCTGGGACGGATCGACGTTCGCGCTGACCGTGCCGTTTCCGTTCGACGTGGCGGCGGGTGACACGTTCATTGCGTATCCGGGATGCGATAAGCAGTTTTCGACCTGCGGGGCGTTCGCCAATCAGGTGAATTTCGGGGGGCAACCGTTCATCCCGGCACCCGAAACGGCAGCCTAGCCGATGCCCCAAACGGACTTGGAACAGCGCGCGGCGGTTTTGGCCGAGGCCGCGACCTGGATCGGCACGCCATATCACCATGAGGGCCGCATCAAGGGCCGCTCCGGCGGCGTCGATTGCGCCATGTTGCTGGCCGAGGTCTACGAACGGGCCGGCATGATTGCCCATGTGAAGGCCGCCCATTATCCCCGCGACTGGCATTTCCACGCCAGCGAAGAGGGCGCGCAACGGTTCCTCTCCTACATCCTGCCGCACGCCGTCGAGATACCCGGCCCCCCGCAATCCGGGGACGTGGTGACGTACCACATCGGCAAAGGCTTCGCGCACGCCGGCATCGTGGTTCGGTGGCCTGAGATTATCCATTCCGACATGGACGCCCGTTGCGTGACGCGGGCCGATGGGACGCAGGGACGATTTGCCGTGCAGCGTAACGGGGAGCCGAGGCCGGTGAAATTCTTCACGCTTTGGGGTGCGGCATGAGCAGCGGGAAAGGCGGTCCTTCGACCAAGCCGAACCTGCCGTCCGCATCTTTGCGGGTTCAGACCTCCCTTGCCGGCAAGCCTCGGCCCCTGGTCTGGGGCCAAACCCGGATGCCCGGCAACCTGATTTATTATGCCGATTTTCACTCTCGGCCGGCCGGCGGCGGGGGAAAGTCCGGCGGCAAAGGCGGCGGCGGCGGCGGCAAGGGTGGCAAGGGCGCGTCCGGGTCATACAACTATTCGGCGACCATGATCATCGGCATTGCCGAGGGGCCGGTACAGGCAATCCTCCAGGCATGGGACGGGCCGACCGCCAACACGCTGGCCGCACTGAACCTGAGCGCCTTTCTCGGCACATACACCCAAACGTCCTGGTCCTATGTGGTCAGCAACCACCCCGCCGATGCGCTGGGCTATCGCGGTTTGTCCTATGTCGCGGCGGCCCCGTTCGATCTTGGCGGTTCCCCCGCCATCCCGAACCTGACCTATGAAGTCCAGGCGACAATCAGCGGAACGAGCGTCGGCGGACCCGATGCCGACCCGAGCATCGTGATTGTCGATTTCCTAACCAACGACCATTACGGGCTTGGCTTCCCCTCCGAATTTATCGGCAGTTTCAAGGTCTACCAGTCCATGTGCCTCGCGGCTGGTCTGGTGATTTCCGACGCGCTGGTGAGCCAAACGGCGGCTAACACCTGGCTCGGGGATATGCTGAGCGCCACCAACTCCGAATTCGTGTGGTCCGGCGGCCTGCTGACCATCGTTCCATACGGCGACGTCGGGCCAATCGCCGCGAACGGCTACATCTACACCCCGCCGTCCACGATGCAATTTCTCCTGACGGACGATGATTTCCAGCCAAACCAAGGATCGGCCAGCGCATCAAATGCCAATGACCCTGTGGTGGTTACACGGAAGCGCCAGTCCGACCGGATGAACGATATCAAGGTTGAGTATCTGGACCGAAACGCCAGCTATCTCAGCCCGGACACCGGCCTGCCGGTGAGCAACGCCTACAACCCGACCATCGTTGAGGCGATGGACGACGCTTCGATTGCGGTCTTTTCGCTCCGGTCGGCGCCGACCAAATCGTTCCATTTCTTTTGCGTGGAATCCGCGGCGATCATGTCGGCCCATCTGCAATTGCAGCGTGAGTCGATTATGGCCACGTATTCGTTCACGTTGGACCAGCGATATATCGTGCTGGACCCGATGGATATTGTGGGCCTCACCGATCCGGCCCTCGGGCTGAGCGGGCATCCGGTCATTATCAAGGAAATCACCGAAAACTCGGACGCGACGCTTTCGTTCGTGGCCGAGGATTATCTGCCGTTCACAAACCCAATTCCATCTCACGGGGTGCAGTCGTCTCTCGGGTTTGTACATGACTACAACGTCGCTCCCCCCCCAACCAACACGCCGATCATCTTCGCCGCACCGCCGCAGATTGCCAAGAACAACGGCCTGGAAATCTGGGTTGTCGCCAGCGGCCCCACCGGCTGGGGCGGCTGCGATGTTTGGGTGTCTGGGGACGGAGCAACCTACCTGAATGTCGGGCGCATCGTTGGCCCCGGCCGGCAGGGCGTGACGACTGCGCCGGTTGCTGTTTCGGCCGACCCCGATACGACCGATGCCATCCCGATCAGTATGGCCGTGTCCTCTGGCGAAATGCTGTCTGGGACAACTGCCGATGCGGACGCCGCCAACACGCTTTGTTACCTCGGCGGGGAACTGATCGGCTACTCGGATGCGTCCCTAACCAGCCAATATCACTACACCCTCGGAACCTATATCCGGCGGGGCATGTATGGGACGGCCATCGCCAGCCATGCCGCTGGGACGGCCTTCGCCCGGCTCGATTCCCAGGTGTTCCACTACCCGTATTCGGTGGACCAGATCGGCCGGCCGCTCTATGTCAAGCTGACCGCGTTCAATATCTTCGGCGGCGGGTCGGAGGGGCTGGACGACGTGTCCCCCACCATTATGACGCTGCCGGCGCCGCCGGCCCCGTCCATCGTCACCGGCTTCGGGGTCAAGGAATTTAACGGGCTGGTTTCGTTCGTCTGGAACCCGCTACAGGACTTCGCACTCAAGGGTTACGACATCGGCTACGCCGACCACGGAACGACCGATTGGTCCCTGTTTACGATGCTGACGGAGGCCAGCGCCGGAACGGAAATGACAAACGGCGACGTGCCGCCCGGGGTGTGGACGTTCGGCATCCGGGGGCGGGACATCGCGGGGCAATTGGGGCCGATTTCGTTCGCGGACCTGACGGTCACGAATCAGGACCAAATCTTTTCCGAGGTTGAGCAGGCGCCGGACTGGATTGGTACGCTCAGCGGGTTCATCCGCCACTATACCGGCGTGCTGGTGCCGCTCGGTACCCACGCGGCCAGCTATTACACGGCTTGGGAAGACTTCACCAACTTTGTGGTCGACCCCGTTTCCACCGCCTCCTACACGGCGCCGGTCGCGGATATCGGCTTCGACGATACGTTACGGGTCCACTCGACAAGCGGTTACACTCTCGGCCCATCGCAGACCGGCACGCCGACGCTGACGTATTCCATCGACACTTGGTTGACCGGCGGTTCGGACCCGGCCAGCTTCACGACATGGACCATCGCGGAAACGACGCTTCGGTATCTCGTCGGCCGGATCACCTATTCCGGGATATCGGCCGGCAACGTGGCGTTCCTGACCGAATTCGCACCCATCGTGGATTCCGCGAGGCCGCCGATCCAGATCACGCAATCCGCCACGATTGCCGGGGGCGGGTCGACGGTCACGTACGACCGGGCATTCCATCTGGCCCCGACCGTGATCGCGACCGTTGTCGCGGCGACCGGGCTTTACGCCAGCGTTTCATCAATCACGCCGACCGATTGCGTCATCAACGTCTGGGACCATACCGGGACCAGCGTCGGCGGCTCGGTAAACCTTCAAATTCAGGGTGAGTAAATGACCGCCGGCACCAATCCCGTCGCGACGTTCGCCCTGCCTGTTTTTACGGTTGACGATGCCACGACATATCGCACGAAACTGGACGGGAACTCGGCCGTCGCTAAACGTGCAATCGACGCCTTCGCACCGCACGCCGCGACAAGCCCCGCGATGTCGGTTGTGGTTGATGCCGGGTTCATCGTTTCCCTCCCCCCGACCGGCCAGCAGACCGTTACCGAGGTTGCTCAGCAGACGGTCACGATCACGACGGCGCCGACCACGCCGAACAACCGTATCGATCTGGTGGTTATCGACGCGGGGACCGGCACGGCAAGCGTTGTCGCCGGAACGCCGGCAACATCCCCGACAGCCCCCGCGCTCCCGGCCGGGAAATCGCAGATTGCTCAGGTCTCGGTGCCGTACGGGACGGCCACGATCACCGGCAGCAAGATCACCGATCTTCGGGCAGTCTGGACCAATGGCGCTCCGGGCCTTCCATGGGCCATCGGCGGGGGCACCGGGAACGCGATCACGGCGACCTATACCCCGGCCAATGCGGCCCTGACAGACGGGCTGGTGCTGACGGTGCGGTGCCCCGGCGCGAATACGTCGGCAACCCCCACATTCGCGCCGGATGGCCTGACGGCCCATACAATCACGCGGGCCGGCGGCAAGGCGCTAGTACCCGGAGACATCCCCGGCAACCTGTCCGAGGCGGTGCTGCGCTACAATCTGGCGAACACCCGCTGGGAACTGCTCAATCCCGGCATCGTGGCCATCCCCTGGGCCGTTGCCGGTGGCAGCGCCAACGCTTTGACCTTTGCACCCACGGTCCCGGTGGCGGCGCTGTATGACGGCCTGCTGATTACGGGCAGGGCAACGGCGGCCAACACGACCACGGCCCCCACGGTGGCAGTTTCCGGGTTGGCGGCGACGGTCGTCACGAAACGCGGCGGCGCGGCTTTGGTTGCCGGCGATATCGCATCCGGCTCGGACCTGATTCTTCGGTATATCGCGGCCGGGCCAAGTTGGGATTTGGTCAACGCACCTTCAAGCGCGGCGGCCCTGACCGGCGCGGCTATCAATGCGGCGCTCGGATACACGGCCGGCAATGCCGCATATGTCGGAAGCATGAAGGGCGGCGTCACTGTCGCAACGACCTCGGCATTATCAAACGACCAGGTGGGCTACCTCATTCGGTGCACCAACTTCGGGGGTATCACTCTCACGTTGCCGACATCGGGCACGCCTGTTGGGGCGACGTTCATATTTTCGTTTGCCGGGGCCGGCAATGCGGTGAGCTTCGCGGCCGAGAACTCGTCCGCCGTTCGGATCGCCGGGAATGTTCTTTATGGAACGGTGACCTATATTGGTGCCCAGGCGGTCTATGACAGTCAAAACTGGATCGTGAATCTTTGGGCCACCTGGGCCAATCTGGAGAATTCAACATGAAACGAATTGCATTCGCAGGGGCGCTGCTTGCGCTGCTGGCGGGGTCCGCTTGGGCGGCGTCCATGTCGGCCGGATCGGTCGCGCTCGTTACGACCGGCGGGACTGCGGTCAACGCGGTCGTGGGGCCGGTGAACGGCTGCTACATCGCCAACCCTTCCACTGCCTCGGATCAGGGCATCGCCACGGCCGAAACGCTCTATGTCGATCCTGTCAGCACCGCGACCACGGCCGGCAGTGTGACGAACTACGGCCTCACGTCGGGGCGGCCTTGGAATTGTCCCGGCGCCATCCCGAGCGGCAAGTCCGTTTCGGTCAACGCAGCGACAAGCGGCCATAAATTTACTGTGGTGGTGTGGTGATGCGCTATTTTCTCGCGTTTCTCCTGGCGCTCGCCGCGTTCGGCGCGAATGCCCAGCCGGGGCCGGAGCCGAACTGCGCGAACGTCGCGTGCATCTATAAGGTGCCGCAGACGTTTGGGGGCGCCGGCACGGGCCTCGCGGTCACGAACGACGCGACGGTCGGCGGCGCGCTGGGAGTGACAGGAGCAATCACCGCGCCGTCGTATAACGGGAACTACACGGTCTCTGGCCCTCCCGCGCAATACGGCGAGAACAACTGGCAGAGCACCTTCAACTGGCCCATTGCGGCGGAGGGCGGCTGCTGCCGCGTGCGGCGCTGGGTCGATAACGTGACGGTGACGGGGAACCAAGCCGGGTTGAACGTGCTGGAGACCAACTTCTGGGATTTGGAGATTGGCGGCACCGGGACGTTGACTGCCGAGGCGTTCAATCAGGTTCACCCCTACGTTAATATTGGGGCCGGGATTACCCTCAGCGGATACGCGGGGCAGTTCGAGGGGTCCGCGACCAACAATGGCACTGTCAACGCATTTCAAGCCGCCTACATGCTTTACACAAATAGCGCCTCCGCAACGACAGGAACTTATACCGGTTATACGGTCGGGGCGACAAACAATAACGTAGCGGCCGCTTCCCTAGGGGCGTTCAATGGGTTTCAATGCGCCGGGATTGGCGGTGGCGGAAGCGCGCCGACCTACAATTGGTGCCTTGTCAACCGTGACTCCACCGCCTCGATTGTATCAGCCGGCGGGGTTAGAATTGGTGGCCTCGGAAACTCGAATGGTCCCGGAACGCTGGCGATCTATGGACCGGACACCGCAGGTGGGACATACCCATTTTTTGTGAAAAGCAGCACTTCTAACCTATTTGGCATCAGCGATGCCGGCGGGGCGTCTCTTTACCTTGGAGACTTCACGGTCTCCAATGGGGCTGTTACGGCGGCCCGTTTGAAGTTAAACGGGGCCACGAGCGGAACGGCAATTATAGTGACCCAGGCGACTGCTGGAACGCCTACCCTAACGCTGCCAACAACAACTGGCACGATTGCCCTCACGCAGACTTACGCGAGTTATCAGGCCACCCCCGCCAATCCCTCCGGCACGACCAACACAACCGGCCTGATGATGGGCCTCGCTGGCGCGATCACGCCGTCCTCGTCGGGCAAGGTGCTGATCACCATCACCGGAACCATCGCCAATGCTACGGCCATTGCTGACGGTGCCAAGGTGCAGATCAGGTATGGAACAGGTGGCGCACCAGCCAATGCCGCCGCGCTCACTGGAACAGCGGTAGGATCGCTGCAACAATACGTCGCCGCCACCACGGCCGAAACGGCGCCGTTCTCCATAACTGCCGTTGTCACCGGTCTGACTGTCAGCACCGCCTATTGGCTGGATGTCGGACTTGCCGCTATCACCGGAGGCACCGCGACAATCACGGGCGTCTCGATCACCGCAACGGAACTGCCATGAGCGGCACCACCTCCGTCCCCCAGATCGCCTTTACCTCGACCGGCTTTGTCCCGCCGGCCGAAAGCGCGATCCTGGCCGGATATCAGGCGGATCAGAACGCCGCATTCGGTGGCAACGTCAATCCGGCGCTCACGACTGGCCTGGGGCAACAGGCAGTCAGTGAT